CGCGGAGGGTTCTGGGCTGGGATGATGTTCATCTCTGCCATATCCTCCGTTGTGGGATTCTTTACGCACTACCTATCGAGTAAATAACTAATGGACCTGCTAGACACGATATCAAAGCTATCGAGCCTACTCATTGCATTCGTGACCCTCGTGATTGTACTCGCCAAGATGCACAACCAGATCGCAGTCCTCGAGGAAAAAGTTAAATCGTTGTTTGATCTCATTAACAAAAAATGAACATACAAGACATTTTAAAGGCGGTACTGCCGATTGTAGTAGCCTGTCTAGCGTGGTTGCTCGGTCAGGTATCGGACTTCTCTACTAGGCTGACTAAGATTGAGGGACAGATGCCGGCCTTGATTACCAAAGAGAATGTACCAACCGACTCACCTCTGTCTGCCGAGGCAAGGCACAAACTGAGAAATGAAATTTACACAGACATTCATCAACTTCAAGTCAAGGTGCAGCTACTTGAAGAACGTGAAAAATATGGGAAAAAATAATGTTCGGGATAGATGACATACTCACGGTCGGCATGAAGCTGGTAGACAAGTTTGTACCAGACCCACAGGCCAAGCAAGAGGCACAGATCAAGCTCCTAGAGATGCAGAAGAATGGCGAGCTGGCACAGCTACAGGCTGACATGAACGAGCAACAGGAGCTTACCAAACGGCAACAGGCCGACATGGCATCTGACTCGTGGCTCAGTAAGAACATAAGACCAATGAGCCTTGTCTACATACTAATTACGTACACCACGTTTGCCATGATGTCTGCGTGGGACATTGAGGTAAACAACAACTACGTGGAGCTCCTAGGGCAGTGGGCCATGGTTATTATGAGCTTCTATTTTGGTGGTCGTACCCTGGAAAAAGTAGTAGAGATGAGGATGAGTAAAAAATGAACGTATTCAAAAGTAAAACAATCTGGTTTGCAATACTAATCGCAGTACTGTCTATACTACAGGGCTACGTCGGGCTACTCAGCTCACCCGTACTACAGATGACTGCGGGCGTAGTCATATCCGTTGGTATCGTTGTACTTCGGTTCCTTACCACGCAGCCCCTGTCTGAAAAATGATTTCCAACTGGGACAAATCATTCGAGATGGTAATCGCCCATGAGGGCGGTTTTACTGATGACGAGCGTGACCCAGGCAATAAATTGTCAGATGGTCGCAAGGGGTGTACAATGCTAGGATGTACCCAAGCAAATTGGGAGAAGTACATCGGTCATATGGTAACCAAGGACGACATGAGAAAACTGACAAAAGAAGACGTAAAGCCACTCTACAAGAGGGACTACTGGGACGCTGTGAAAGGCGATGACCTACCCGCTGGCGTGGACTACGCCTGTTTCGATTTCGCAATTAATGCGGGCCCGGGGGCCTCAAGAAAGATGGTGCAGAAGGCTCTGGGTGTGACTGCCGATGGCTCTATTGGCCCAGCGACGATGAAGGCCATCCAGTCTGCTGACGGCAGACAGTTATTGAATGCGTTTAGCTACGCCAAGACTGCCTTCTACAAGTCACTAAATACCTTCCCTACCTATGGCAAGGGCTGGCTCAAGCGTGTGGATGACGTACAGAAGTCCGCTGAGGGCATGCTCGCTTAGTGTTCCTTCGAGCGATGATTGCTGCATTGTTGATTGTGGTATGCTCCCACGTCAACATCTACCAGCAGACAAAAGAGCAGGTCCTGTGGATTACACACTCCACGGTGGATTTTATTATTGGTACTGAGGGCTTTAGACAGACCGCCTACAAGGACATCCGTGGTTTGTGGACGACTGGCGTGGGGCACCTAATCAAGGCCTCTGAGCGCCATCTAATACACACCGAGCTCGACAGGGAGCAGGTCATGCTGATACTACACGCTGATCTAACCTATTGTGGGCAGACTGTACTTGGTTATGTCTTGGTGCCTATCAACCAGAACCAGTACGACGCACTAATGAGTCTCTGCTTCAATATCGGTGCGGATAACTTCAGACAGTCAACCGTCCTCAAGAAACTCAACACAGGGGACTACAGGGGCGCTGCTGACGCATTCATGATGTGGAGCAAGCCAGAGGTACTCAGGCAGAGAAGAATCAAGGAGCGGGCCCTATTTTTAAGCCCCTTTGAGGGCGAAAAGACCTAGTATTTTGCATATGTAGTTATAGGAGACTGATCATCTCTTTCTAATCAATTAACTCGAGGATACACCATGGAAGGCTTTTCTAAATTACCAAAGATGCAGTGCTACAAAGAGGGTGGGTCAGTAATGGCCAAGAACCTATTTAAGTCCAAGGACGTTGAGTCAAAAGGCTCCGACATGGCACAAGACAAAAAGCTCATCAAGAAGGCCTTCAAGCAACACGACAAAGCAGAGCACGACAAAGAGCCAACAGAGATCAAACTCAAAAAGGGTGGTAGATCCAAAAAAGAAGTGGGCACGGTTAAAAAATACAAAGCTGGTGGTAATGTTGATGAGTCCATGAAGGCAGCCGGCGCATTGGACATGCTCAAAAAGATCAAGCCAACTGGTAAAAAGAAAGCCATGGCACCATCCAAGGCAGTTGAAAAGCCAGCAATGAGCGGAATTGATAACATGCTTGCCATGAAAAAGGGCAAGTCTGTAAAGAAGTATAAAGACGGCGGTAGCGTACAAGACATGGCAGATGGCAGACTAACCCAGACAATGGGTAGTGCACCTAGCCGTGGAGCACCTAAGCCAGCGATGCCAGCAGCAATGGAGGAGACACCTCAAGAACGAGAAGCACGCAGATTTAGAGCACAAATGCAAGCACAAGCATTAAGCTCACTACCACAATCCATGCAAAAAGATGCAATGGATCAGATGGCTCCTGGACAGTTACAAGAAGGCGCTGCCCCAGGTAGCACACCAATCCCTCCAATGGCCCCACCACAGCAGATGGCACCTCAGCGCCCACCAATGCCGCAAGTACCAGCGGGTAGACCAATGCCAAATCCTGGCATCAGACCAATCCCAGGGTCGGGAGCAATCAGTTCACAAGAACAGCAGATGCTCATGAGGGGTGGCGTTTAATGCCGATTCAGTCCAAGGCGCAACAAGGTGCTATGTATGCCGCAGCGGCAGGCAAGAGCACCTTGGGCATCCCCAAAAAGGTAGGCAAGGAGTTTATCAAAGCAGGCCCTGCCAAGTCCAAATTACCGGAGCGTAAAACAGCCGGCAGAGGTAGATAACTTATGTCCTACAGTGGCACCATCAACCAGACTAAGGTCAACGTAGCCCAGCTCATTGAATACGCATTCCGTGAGGCTGGGAAGACGGCCGAGGAGCAGACTCCAGAGTACATCAACGCCGCACGTCAGGCGTTGTTTTATATCCTGCAGTCCCTCTCCAACAAAGGCGTCAACCTATGGGCGATTGAGATTGTCTTACTGGGCGCACTACAGGCTCAGACGATACTGCCACTGCCCGCTGGAACCATCAGCATACTGGAGGCCAACTGGAGGTACATACAGACTCCTGGTGTCTCTGGTGCCCTCCCAGCAAGCAACACCACAGCACCAGCGATGTTTGACAACAACCTCGATACCTTTGGTACATCGACAGTGCCTAACAACTGGTTTGGTGCGTACTACCAAGCTGGGCAGATTGTTACTCAGGTAGGCTTCAATGCATACGTAACTGGCGGTGGAACTACCACATACAACCTTGTACTGGATACGAGTGAGGACGGAGTCACTTGGACACAGAGACAGGTATTCCCTGCGACTACACTTGCAGACAAAGGGTGGGCATACTACCAAGTCAACTTAACACCATCACACTACTACTTCAGACTGCGTGAGACAGTAGCGACGACATTCTCACTCAGACAGATTGCGTTCTCTACAGTTCAGCAAGATATCCCGTTGGCAGCACTCAACAGAGACACCTACTTCGCACTGCCCAACAAGCAGTTCCAGAGCCAGAGATCATTACAGTACTGGTACAACAAGGGCGTAGAGCAGAGTATGTATTTGTGGCCAATACCAAACAACGACTTCCAATGCTTCCAGATTGTGGTAGACAAACAGCTACAAGACGTTGGTTCGCTATCTAACGAGTTGTACCTACCAAACAGATGGATAAACGCAGTCCAATCCATGCTATCACACAGGCTTGCTATGCAGCTACCTGGTGTAGATCCAACTAAGATTGGCTACCTAGATCAGATGGCAATGCGTAACCTTGTCGATGCAGAGAACGGTGAAGAGGACAAGGCTCCAATATACTTCCAGCCTAACATTTCATACTACACGAGATAAACATGACAACCGTACCAGTAATGACATACGACTCGTTGGTTGCCGATGTACAGAACTACATGGAGCGTAACGACGCCCAGTTTGTGGCGCAGATACCAAGCCTTATATACTTGGCAGAACAGTCTTTAGCGGCAGAGATTAAGACACTACAGCAACTAAATGTCGTCTTGGTAACGGTATTGTCTGGTCAGTTTATACTACAAAAGCCAGCCCTCTGGAAGAAGACGATATCCATGAAGGCAAACGGTCAGCCGATTGTCAAGAGGACACAAGACTACCTAGCCCAGTTTACTGCCGAGAGCTCGACTGGTACAGTCCAGTACTACGCAGAGTACGATTACGACAACTTCATGTTGTCACCAACTCCTTCTGCTAACACCTCCATTGAGCTGACTTATTATGGTCTAGTGCAGCCGCTGAACACAGACAACCAGCAGAACCTAATTACTCGTGAGATACCACAAGCACTGCTCTTTGGTACGTTACTACAGGC